ATGTCTTTTTTTGTTGATACTAAACTAGTATTTATAATTTCCTTAAATTTAGACTGAAATGTGTTTATATCTAAATTTAAATAATCTCTATCAATATTAATGGAATCTTCTTTAAATTTTGCTATCAATTTTTTCAATTTAGGAGATATGAATTTCTTATAATACACTTTTTTTACACAGATAAGATCTAAAAATTTACTGTAATTAAATTTGTTTAAATAAGCTTTACACAAAATATCTGAAAAATTGCCATATTTAATGACTGATACCAAATTTCTTTGATTCCTTCCGCCATAGTTTACAGGTATATAATAATGTTCATTAATTCCTGTAATTTTATTCATTCTTTTTCTATTTACACTTTCTATAAATTGAGCACCAAATATATCATTGGAATGAGTAAAATAAGCAGTGGCTCTACCTATTAAATACTTATAATTGTCAATTATACTTCTATCTTCCATCTTGTCAAATATATGAGATATAGTTTTAATACCGTTATCAAAAATTGTACCTCTGAAATTTTGTACTCCCACTATCTCAGAACATATGTATGAAAAAGAATCTTTAGTCTCTGATGCTTCTAATGCAAACATTCTAGGCAAAAGAGTATTAAATTTTACAAAATCTTTCACAAATCGTTTTGGAATCAATATAACTTCATTTTTATCATCAGAATGTACTACTTGAAACCAGTTTTTCTCATTGAGAGTATAATTGTGATATTTTAAAAGATAATTGCAAAAAAATCTTTTTCTAAATCTTTGTTCTAATGCATGAACGAAAGAACTTATATTGTGAAATAATCCTTGAGCCCATGAGTATAAGTATACAAGATATTTTTCATTGCTTTCAGAACTACTCATGAAATATTCTTTTAACTTAGGATCAAGATTGTCATAATGTTTTCCAAAGAATATTTTACACTTATTCATATATACTAAACAATTATTTAACAACTTATAAAGCTGAAGAGATATCATTTTCATTTCAAACATATATTCCACTAAAGTTATAAATTTTTCATATATATCTCTTCCTGACCAAGCTGACATGTCACCATTATGATATAATATCACATCATCTCTACTTTTCTGTTTTAGTAACAATTTTGTTGAATCACGTATAAGAGAAATTTTATCTTTTTGATTTTCTACAACCATTTCTCTTTCTTCAAATCTATTTATAAACTTAAAAACTTTTTGGATGATGCCAGTACATACCTTTCCTGCTACATTCTGTTCATATATTTCACGGGACATTTCATATTGACTTTTCTTCGCTAAAAGCAATTCGTTTGCTCTCATCTCACCATTTTCTAATTTTGTTATAACCTTATTAACTATCTCTACAGGATCTATTTTTTCGTTGCCTTCAAAGTTAGAATCAAGAAATTTTTGCATAGATTCTAGATTAGTTGATTTAACTTTTACGCCTTTATTATTTGTAGCTAACCCTTTTCTCATATTAATAAAGTCAGATTCAAAGTTCAAAATAATTTCTTTTTTTAACACAGTGTTAATGAATTCATCAGTATTTATGATATTAAATTCAGAATTTTTCTTTTTCTCTTCCCAGAACATTTTTAATGACTCTTTCAATACAGATTTAATTAAAAACTTATTTCCGAAAGAAGGCTCCAATTTTACTCTTTCCAACCCTTTGTTGTGAGCTTTTTCCTTTTCTAAATACAAATTGTTTTTTATGATAGTTTTAGCAAAATTTTGAACATCATGTGAATAATTTGTAGTATCTTTATATGCGAAAGTATAAAAAACTGATGTTTCTATCATTTCTTCAAAATTCTTAGCAATTAATCCCATATACTTAAATTTTATATCATTTATATCTGTTTTATCATCTTCC